CCTACACGGATCCTAAAGATTATAGACGTATAAATGGTTTCACCTATATATTATTTTACCAGAAGTGGTTGTGCTTGGTGTACAAGAATGCAACCATCAATAGAACAAATCAACAAGACTTTGAATGATGAACAAAAAATTCAAATTCTAAATATTGATGATAAAAAATCAAGAGTTATTTACGATACAATTCGCACAAGTAATAAATTAAGAGCAATAACTCCCATGCTATATAATTCAAACATAGGAACTTTTCTATTAGGTTATCAGGACAAAAGAAATGTAGAACAATTTTTAAAAGCCAATCCTTTGAAGGAAAGAAAACCATTAAAACCCATTCCTACATTTGATATTCAAAATTCTTCAAAAAAAGACTTTGATAATTGGAAAAAAAGTGTTATATTATGGTATGGAGAAAACCAAAAAGATTTACCAAGTAATGTTATATCACAGGAAAGAATGATTGATATGGTTTATACACAATACATGGCATACCGAACAAAGCCACAAACTACCGAAGATAGGTTAAATATCTTAGAAGAAAAAGTTGAACAATTATTAAAAAAATAAAGCTTGTTTTTTAACAAAAAAATTCGTATATTATATGAATACGTTATACTTAAATGTTTTTAATTAAATATTTATTAATAACAATAACACTAAACATAACTATGGAGAATAAAAATGGATATTGATGCTATAAAAAGCCGTCTTAATCAGTTACAAAACACAACCTCAAACTCGTTTTGGAAACCACAACCAGGAAAATCACAAGTAAGAATTGTACCTTATACACATGATAAGAACAATCCTTTTAGTGAGTTGTTTTTTCATTACAGTTTAATTCCTAACAAAACTGTCCTATCGCCACTATCATTTGGAAGACCTGATCCAGTTCAACAATTTGCTGACAAGCTTAAATCGTCTGGCAATAAAGATGAATGGATTCAAGGAAAACGAATTGAACCTAAAATGAGAACATTTGTTCCCGTTATAGTTCGCGGTGAAGAATCAGAAGGTGTAAAGTTTTGGGGTTTTGGTAAAACAGTTTATCAAGAACTTTTGGGTATAATCGCAGATCCTGATTATGGTGATATTAGTGATGCTACAGTTGGTCGTGACATTGTTGTTGAACGACAAACACCCGCAGAAGCTGGTAATCAGTATGGTAAAACTACTATTCGAGTTAAACCAAATCAGACAACTCTTACGGATGAGTCTGAACTTTTGGAAAAACTTCTGAATGGGCAGCCCAACATTGGTGAGTTGTATACTGAACCAACCTTTGACGAATTGAAAGAACATCTTTCAAGTTTCTTAAACCCAACGGATAATGACAGTTCTGGTACGCCAGAACCTGAAATGGTTGCGACTAAAGCATCTTCTAAAGTAGAAGATGATTTTGATAAATTATTTAATTCATAATCCCCGCGGGTACGGTGGGGTGGTTTCCTCCTTTCTCCGCTCCACCGTTTTAATAGGAGAAATTCATGTCAAACAGAGACGAATTGGCTGAAGTATTAGCCAACGAACTTAATAAACAATTCAAATCCCATCAAGTTGCATATTTTCTTGATGGGGCACAAGAAACCCCAACTGATGTTACAGAGTGGGTTTCTACAGGTTCTACGTTATTAGATTTAGCAATATCAAATAAACCACATGGTGGATTTGCTGCTGGTCGAATAGCTGAAATAAATGGACTTGAAGGTAGTGGTAAATCATTAATTGGAGCTCACGCTCTTGCCTCTACGCAAAAGAAAGGTGGTCTTGCTGTCTATATAGATACTGAGTCTGCCGTTTCAGCCGAATTCTTACAGGCAATCGGAATAGATACCGATAGTATGTTATATGTTCACTTGGAAACAGTTGAAGATATATTTGATACTATTGAAACGATTGTTACAAAGATTCGTGAATCAAGTAAAGATAAATTAGTTACGATATTAGTCGATAGTTTAGCTGCCGCTTCCACTAAGGTGGAGATGGATGCTGACTTTGATAAAGATGGTTGGGCTACTTCAAAAGCCATAGTCTTATCAAAGGCTATGAGGAAGATTACACAACTTATTGCTCGTCAAAAAGTATGTTTAATCTTTACTAATCAATTACGTCAAAAACTCGGTGTAATGTTCGGTGATCCTTGGACTACAAGTGGTGGTAAGGCATTACCTTTCCACGCTTCAACTCGTATTCGTTTAAAGAATATGGGGCAAATCAAAGATACTAAAAAAGATACCATAGGTATTAAAATCAAAGCTCAAGTCATTAAGAATAGATTAGGTCCTCCATTAAGGAGTGCCATATTTCCACTTTTCTTTGACAAGGGTATTGATGATTTTGGTAGTTGGTTAACTGTAATGAAAGACCACAACTTAGTTAAACAAGCTGGTGCTTGGTATACTTTTGTTGACCAAAATGATAAAGAACATAAGTTTCAATCCAAAGACTTTGGTGCTTTACTCTCAGACGTAGATACCCAGAAATATATTTATGATTCTATCTGTGAAAAGGTAATTCTAAAATATGATTCTAATCAGTTAGGCATAGATGATGTCACTACGGAAGATGAGTTTGTGGATGAGTAATGGTTATGATAGAAATTTATTAACTAAACGATTTTATGACTATGAAGATGATATTGAAACCAATCCTACAACGCGAAAATTAGATGACCACGTTTTAGTTGTAGATGGTTTCAATACATTTATAAGAGCATTTAGTGTTAATCCATCTTTGAATGAAGATGGTAATCATGTCGGTGGATTAACTGGTTTTTTAAAGTCAATACGATACACAATTAGTAAGTTTAAACCTACTCGTTGTATTATTGTATTTGACGGTAAAAACTCTTCCAAACCACGACAAAAAGTATTTCCAGAATATAAAGCTGGTAGGAAAGTGCGTAGTCGATTGAATAGAAACGTTGATTGGGCAACCACTCCACAAGACGAATCAGAATCAATAAAGAGACAATTAGGTAGGTTGGTTGATTATTTAGAACACTTACCTTTGACTTTATTGACATTAGATAACCTTGAGGCTGACGATGTTATAAGTTACATATGCACATCGACATTAAAAGAGTCGAAATGCACAATTATGTCATCGGATAAAGACTTTTATCAATTAGTTAATGATAAAATTCAATTATACTCACCTACTAAGAAAGTTGTTTATGATAGAGAGTTAATAAGAAAAGAGTTTGGGGTTTATCCACAAAATGTCTTAACTTGTAGGATAGTAGATGGGGATAAATCAGATGGTATACCGGGTGTTAGGGGAATTGGAGTAAAGACATTAGTAAAAGAGTTTCCAGCACTAACCGAGGATGAACATTTTGATGCTAAAGAGTTATTAGTTTCTGCAAATAAAAAAACAACGAGAGTTTCAGAGATGTTGGTTAAAAATGAATTTATTATAAAAAGAAATTTTATTTTAATGCAACTACATGATCCAGACATTAAAAATCAAACGAAATTGAAGATTGTTGATGCAGTTAACTCCTTAGCACCTAAGTTAGTTAAATACCAACTACAAACTATGTTCGTAAAGGATAAATTGCAAGGACATATCCAAAATTTTGATACTTGGTTAACGGAATTTAACATTTTAGATCACTATTGGAGGAATAAGTGATGAATAAGACTAAAACTATATCAGAATACGGATATTCCTTCCAAATCAAGTTTATTGTCTGTTTAATTATGGATAAATTGTTTTTAGAACAAATTGTAGACATATTGGATGAGAAATATACCAGTAATGATGCTTTTCGTTGGTTAATAAAGGAAATAAGAGAATATTACAACGAATACAAAGATGTTATCACTATGAATGTCTTTAAAATCAAAATTCAAGAAATAGACTCTGATTTATTACAGGTTAACGTCAAGGATGTATTGAAAGAAGTATTTAAAAATATAGAAGCATCCGACCTTGATTATATTAAAGATAAGTCATTAGATTTCCATAAATCACAAGTATTAAAGGATGCTATAGTTAGGTCTGCCGAAATATTGGAACGAGATGGTGATAGCGATGAGATAAAAAGTCTAATTGATACTGCTATGCAAGCTGGTGTTGAAAGAAATTTAGGACATGATTATTTAGAAGATATTGAAGAAAGATACTCGGAAACTGCTCGTATAACATCACCTACGCCGTGGGATATAATAAATGAATTAACGCAAGGTGGATTGGGTGCGGGAGAACTCGGGGTTATAGTTGCTCCCGCTGGTATTGGTAAATCTTGGGTATTAAGTGCTATGGGAGCATATGCTATATCTAAGGGATTGAATGTTATACATTATACATTAGAATTAAATGAAGCATATGTCGGATTACGATATGATAGTATTTTTAGTGGTGTAGAGAGTCAAAATCTAAAATATCATAAGGACGAAGTGATAGAAAGACTAGATAAACTAGAGGGTAATTTAACTATTAAGTATTATCCAACTAAAGCCTGTACGGTAAATACATTGTCTGCTCATTTAAAGAAAGTAACTACATTTGGTACAAAAGTAGATATGGTATTGGTGGATTATGCCGATATTATGAAAGATATAAATAAACATACAGAAATGAGACATGCCTTGGGAAGTATCTATGAGGATTTACGTGGGTTAGCTGGAGAGATGCAAATACCAATATGGACAGCAAGTCAAGCCAATAGAAGTGCTTTGGATGAAGATGTCATTGAAGCCAGTAAAGTTGCTGAATCCTATGCTAAAGTCATGACAGCAGATTTCGTTATGTCATTGAGTCGTAAGATAGAGGATAAAATAGGAAATACGGGTAGATTTCACATAATTAAAAACAGATTTGGTCCTGATGGATTGACCTTTCCAGCAAAGATAAATACTAACATCGGTAAGATTGAAATATTTGAATCCAGCTCAATACAGGGTAAAGGTATTCAACATAAAATCAATAATCGTGATAATCAAACGAAAGCCATATTGTCTGCTCGTTATGATGATTTAATGAATGACGAATAATACACAAGTATTAAGTGAATTTCTCGGATATGATGAAAGAGATTTGGAGTTTGAAAAGGTAGTTAATGATTTAGATAAATGCGATATAGAATATGGCATTGAAGTTATATTTGATTATTATAGGCGTCATGGATTTCCTCACTATAGAATACGAGAAAATGAAAAACATCAACATATGAGAAAGATTCAAAGGTTTGATGTAGATACGATATTCAAAGATAATCAAATCATTCAGACTATGCATGGATTAAGAATGGCTTGGACTTATTTTCCTTACTTTTGGGAAATACAATGTGGTAATGCTAAATTAACACCAATGGAAACCTTTTTAGATGATGATAAGTTTAAATCAGTTATACGAAAATGTTGGACGTGGTGTTTAAAACATCAAGATGAAAATACAAGTATTTTTCACGAAAATAGATTAAGACAATCATTGAAGATATATAGCGGAACACAAGCCGTAAGTAATTTCCGACCAACTGCTGCTAAATTGATATATGAGAAGTTTGGTGGTGATGTTATTTGGGATATGAGTTGTGGTTGGGGTGGAAGGTTGATTGGGTTTCTGGCAAGCTCAAGAAAGAAGTATATCGGAACAGAACCATCCAGTAGAGCATTTGAAGGATTAAAAAAGATAAAAAAAGATTTTAATTACTTGACAAAGACAGTAGAATTACATAAATTAGGTAGTGAAGTATTTGAACCAGATAAAGAGTCTCTGGACTTGTGTTTTACTTCACCACCTTATTTTGATACCGAGAAATACTCAGATGAACCAACACAAAGTTACAAGAAATATCCAACTGAAGATAAATGGGTAAATGGATTTTTACAAAAAACTATTGAGAATTGCTACAATGGATTAAAACCCAATAAGTATATGTTAATCAATATAGCAAACACACCAAAGTATAAATTTATTGAAGAAGAAACAGTAAGGATTTCAAAAGAATTGGGATTTAAACAAGAACAAACGATAGAATTAACTCTATCAAGCATTATGGGAGCTGGATACAAGTATGAACCTATATTTGTTTTTAAAAAGTAATCATTTATCATAATAGAACAAATGAAGTTGATATTTATGTTAGACCTCCACACCTAAAAATAGTTAATACACATCAGGGAAAATAGTTTATGAGTAAGAAATTTGTTTTATCGGAAAATTTTATAACCAAATACAAAAGAAAAAAAGCACCATTCGGTTTTAACGGATTAGGTGAGTTAGTTTATATGAGAACTTATTCTCGAATAAAACTAGATGGGAAAAATGAACGTTGGTGGGAAACCGTACAACGAGTCGTAGAGGGAACTTACTCTATGCAAAAAAATCACATTGATTCATATCAATTAGGGTGGAATCCGTGGCAAGCTCAAAGGTCAGCACAAGAGATGTATGAGCGTATCTTCAATATGAAGTTTTTGCCACCCGGCCGAGGTCTTTGGGCTATGGGAACAGCCATAACCGAAGAACGAGGATTGTACGCCGCCCTAAACAATTGTGCATTCGTATCAACATCAACAATCAAAGATGACTATTCTAAACCATTCACATTTTTGATGGACGCAAGTATGTTGGGTGTAGGTGTAGGATTTGATACAAAGGGCGCAGGTGAGGTTATGATTAAGTTACCTAATCCAAATAGAGGTATTGAAGAATATGTGATACCGGATACACGAGAAGGTTGGGTGGAATCATTAAAGGTATTATTAGATGCGTATTTCCACGGAACATCAGAAGTTCAATTCGATTATACAAAGATAAGAGGTGCCGGTGAACCGATTGCTGGATTTGGTGGAGTCTCAAGTGGTCATGAACCACTAAAAGAAATTCATATAGAAATAAGAAAAGTATTAAATATAAATGTAGGCAATCCAATCACCGTAACAACTATTGTAGATATAATGAACCTTATTGGTAAATGTGTCGTGGCGGGGAACGTAAGACGAACAGCAGAGATTGTGTTCGGAGATCCAAATTCAGATGAATACTTGGATTTAAAAAACTATAAAGTTAACCCACATAGGGATCAATATGGATGGACAAGTAATAATAGTATCTTTGCTGAACTTGGTATGGATTATACTGACGTATGTAAACGAATCGTGGACAATGGTGAGCCTGGTTTTGCTTGGTTAGAAAATATGAGGAAATTTTCACGCATGCAAAATGGTGGAGATAATAAAGACCATAGAGTTGCAGGTGGAAATCCTTGTTTAGAACAATCATTAGAAAGTTATGAGTTATGTTGTTTAGTGGAAACATTTCCAACCAACCATGATTCATTAGAAGATTATCAAAGAACATTAAAGTATGCTTATCTGTATGCCAAAACTGTAACTCTTGGTAAAACTCATTGGCCAGAAACAAATCGTGTTATGTTACGAAATAGGCGGATTGGATGTAGTGTTAGTGGGGTTGCTCAGTTTATAACAAAACATGGAATGGAAGAATTAAGAACTTGGTTAGAGAGTGGATATGATACTATTCAAGATTGGGATAAGCAATATAGTGATTGGTTTGCAGTACCAAAGTCAATTAAAACTACAAGTGTAAAACCAAGTGGTACTGTAAGCTTGTTAGTTGGTGCTACACCGGGAATGCACTATCCAGAATCAAGGTTTTATATAAGAAGAATGAGGTTATCAAAATATTCAGAGTTAATAGAACCATTGAAAAAAGCTAACTATACATTAGAACCAGCCTTTGGTTCAGAAGATACGACAATGGTTGTAGAAGTACCTGTTGATGTCGGTGAGGGTATAAGAACAGCATCCGACCTTTCAATTTGGGAACAATTCAGTTTAGCAGCTTTTCTACAAAGACATTGGGCAGACAACCAAGTAAGTTGTACAGCAACATTTAATCCTGAAACGGAAGCAGACCAATTACCACACGTGTTGAATTACTTTCAATATAAATTAAAAGGTATATCATTATTACCACGGCATAAATTAGGAGCATATAAACAAATGCCCTATGAAGCGATTGATGAGAAAACCTATAACAAAGAAGTAAAAAAACTCGGTAGATTGAGTTTTGTAGGTGTTGAGGGTGAAGAAGCAGAAATAGATAAGTTTTGTAATAATGATGTCTGCGAAATAGACTTTATTCCAGAAGATGAGAATTAAATTTCACATACCAAAAGAGCGGACAGGCAGTTGACACACCTGATAAAAAATGTGTCCTAACTAACAAACAGGAGAACGTTAATGAATAAACGTAATCTAATAATATCACTAATGATGATGACAGGATTGTTCGCGCAATCTATTGTTGGAGTTGTCAATAGTGGTGAAAACCCATTGATTGGAGCAAATGTTGCTGTCATTGGAACTGATAAGGGTGGTGTAACAGATAATTCTGGTAAATACACTATTGATATCGGAGCCGAAGGCACATTTACATTAACTGCTTCATTCATTGGATACTCATCTACAACATTAGATGTTGTGGTGGGTGATATAGTTGGAACACTCAACTTCAATTTAGAAGAAGATGTTTTAATTATGTCAGCACTAGAAGTCTTGGCTTCCCGTGCTGATGAAACAACACCTGTAGCTTACACTACGATAGATAAAGCAGATATGGAAGTTCGTCTTGGTTCACAAGACATTCCAATGATTCTTAATACTACTCCAAGTGTATATGCTACTCAACAAGGTGGTGGTGCGGGTGATGCTCGTATCAATGTTCGTGGATTCAATCAACGAAATGTAGCCGTTATGATAAATGGTGTTCCCCAGAATGATATGGAGAACGGATGGGTCTATTGGTCTAATTGGGATGGTGTTGGTGATGCCACATCTTCCATTCAGATGCAACGAGGTCTATCAGCCGTTAATTTAGCTACACCTTCAATTGGTGGAACTATGAACATCATTACCGATCCCGCTCAGCATGAGAAGGGTGGTAAAGTCAAACAAGAAGTAGGTGAAGGTGGATTCCTTAAAACTACTCTTAATTATAACTCGGGTCTTATCAATGATAAACTAGCATTAAGTAGTACGATAGTTCGTAAGACTGGTGATGGATTTATTGATGGAACTTGGACAGATGCTTGGGCTTACTACTTCGGTGGTTCTTATGCCGTAAGTGATGACCAACGATTTGAGTTGTATGCAGTTGGTGCTCCACAACGACATGGACAAAATCTATATAAACAGAATATTGCTACTTACTCACAAGAGTTGGCTGGTGATATTGATGGGTATAATGATTCAGCTTATGTTGCTGGGGAGAAGTTCGAACATGAACCAGGTAGGTTGTTCAATCAAAATGTTGCACCCGTTGACGCTTCATACAAAGGCCAGCAGTATTGGTATATGTATGGTGCTCGCACTACAGATAGGTATGGTTCTGATTTCTTGAATGAAAGAGAGAACTTTTTCCATAAACCATTAGTTAACCTAAACCATTTCTTAACTATAAATGATAAGGCTCGTTTGAGTACTGTTGCTTATTGGAGTGGTGGTTCAGGTGGTGGAACTGGAACTTATGGTAGTGTATCAAGACAACCCGCAGTTGAAGGAAGTGCTTGGTATGCAAGTTCTCCTTGGACTTGGGATTGGAACGCTGAGATAGCTCAGAACTCTGCTAATGTAGATTCTTCTTTCTCTGATACTGAAAACCGCTCAACAGGTATTCTTCGTAATTCAATCAATCGTCAAAACACTTATGGTTTGATTTCTAAATTAAACTATGATGTATCAGATGAACTTGAAGTTCAAGTTGGTATTGATTGGAGAACTGCTGGAATAGAACACGCACGTGAAGTTCGTGATTTATTAGGTGGTGATTACTATGTTGATTTTGCTGACAAAAACGCGGCCGATGGTAAAGTTGTTAAGTTAGGTGATGAAATTGCCTATCATACCGAAACTACTGTTGATTGGTTAGGTGGATTTTTACAAGGTAAATATTCTACTGGCAAATTCAACCTTTATGGTATGGGTGGAGTATCTATGATTGATTACTCTTTTCATGACCATTTCGCTGTTGATGCCGATGTTGTTGAGGCTGATGCTATCACAACTTTCCAAGTGAAAGGTGGTGGTGTTTATAACCTTGATGATAGAATGTCTGCATTTGTTAATGGTGGGTATGTACAGAAACCGCCTATCTTAGACAATGTAATTGATAACTACGGTACAGTTGCTACTAACCCAGTCAATGAGAAATTTACAAGTTTCGAAATTGGCGGAAAGTATGCAAGTGGTAATGTTGATCTTAAATTGAGTTCATATAATACTCAATGGAAAGATAGAAACCTTACCAAATCTGTTGAAACAGGTGCTGGTGATTCAGGTGATACGGATATCATTTATCTTACAGGTGTAAATCAAAGTCATACTGGTTTTGAAGTAGAGTCTAAAATTGCTCTTCACGAAATGGTTGACCTGAATTTAGTATTCAGTAAAGGTACTTGGCAGTTCGATGGTGATGCCAAAGGTGATTATCAAGAGATGGAGTATAATGACGATAACCAAGTTATCGGTCAAACTACAACTCAGTATGAGTACGCTCTTAATGGTCTAATGGTCGGTGACCAACCACAAACAGCTTATGTTGGTGGTTTAACACTTAAACCATTGGAAGGACTTAGCATACAGGGTTTGTATAAAATGTATGATGATAACTACGCTGATTGGTCTCCCGATTCTCGTGAGATTGATGGCGATGGTGCTGATGACGCTCAAGTTTGGAAAGCCCCAGGCTATTCAAAACTTGACTTACATATAGCATACAAACTACCACCAATTGGTGGTTACGATATGACACTTAGTGCTCATATCTTTAATGCTCTTGATGGTGTTTATGTTCAAGACGCAGTTGACAATAGTCAGTACAATGGGTATGGTGATAAACTTCACTTAGCTCATAACGCTGAAGTATTCTTGGGAACACCAAGATACTACAATGTAGGACTTGCTGTTAGTTTCTAAAATGGTAAAATTGGGGGATTGAAATATATCCCCCGTTTTATTAAAAAACCCTTGACTTGTATAGGGTTTTAGTTGTATATTAAGGTATCGGAAATGGGGATGTTATAATCTAAATGTATCAAAATATCTGGTGTGAAAAGAGAGGTGGTAATCAAGTTGAAGTTCATCTATGGGATGATGTCGCGGGTTATCAAAATTTTATATTTAAGAATTATGCTTACGTAAAAGACGG